AAATTCCAAAATGTCTTTTGGTTGTAAACTAATTCGCCAGCAATAATTGGATTATCAAACCCTGAAACTTGGGTCAAAGTGTTTTTATTAAAAATAGCCATTACGCATCCCTCACTTGGTAAAATAACGCCCCGATGTGCTTACCGAGGGCGGCAATGTCTTATCTTTTTAATTATTGTATCACAAATTAAGTTTAAACTACCATTGCAAAACAACAATTCCAGCTTGTCCAGCTTGTGGCAAAACTTGTGGATTTGAACCATTTGTTGGTACTGCCCCATTTCCACCTGTTCCACTAATTGGGGATATTGTAAAAGTGCGATTAACTACAATATTTCCACGACCAAACATATGTGAACCGCCAGCAACATTTGCCCAAGTTGCAGTATCATAACAATATTCAGTTACATTATTTGCATCATAAAGTGCTGTATAAGGATTTCCTGATTGTCCTTGATACCAACCATAACCTGCTGTACTGGTTCCATAACAAGTTTGATATCCACCTTTTCCAGCAAGCGCAGTAACATAAGTTGCCCCACTAACCAAGGAAACACTAGAATCATACCCATTTCCACCGCGTGCCGCTGATGCTATTGGTATAAAACTGGTATTATAAGTTGTTCCTGCCACTCCACCTTGACCAACAACAATTGTCAATTGTTCTGTTCCATTTCCAGAAAATTGCCCACTTGACGGAATTCTAATATTTGTTTTTATTTCTCCAGCCCCACCGCCACCACCATAACCTAAAACTGTTCCTAGATTTCCACCATAAGCACCACCACCACCACCACCAATAATTGTTGTTACATAAAGAACATAAATTCCAATTGGCACATTAAAAGTATATGTTCCAGCAGTTGAAAATATTTGCAAACCCGCCTGCTTGGGCATTCCACTACTTCTTAAATATGAGCCATCCCAAGTTAAATATTGCGCTGATGGGTTGCCAATACTAAATTTATATGCTGATGTTGTAGTTGTGTCATACCCTAAAAAGAATCCTGAACCAGTATTAAATGCAGTCTGTCCACCCTCAATGTAACTTGATGAATTAAGCGTAATATTTCCACTTGTTATTGAACCTAAATTGGCTGATATTGCTGAAAGTGAGCCAACCTTTAATGTTGATAAATATGGAACATTCCAAACTGTGCTTGGCGTTGATGTTGATGGGTCATAAAATCCATCAGATTGATATACTGATTCGCCTGCAACAATTGTTGGTGCTGTAGATTGCCAAACTGTGCCTGTTCCCCATGAATCATTAGGTGGAAAGGATGTTGACCCCGTTGTTGTAATTGTTGTTGGTGTTGATGATAATGCAGATAATGTTGTTTTTGTATAGCAAGTCCTTGCTGATGCGCCTTGTGAACCATTTGTTCCATTTGTTCCATTTGTTCCATTTGTGCCTGCATAACCAACGGCTGAAATTGTTGATGTTGTCCAATTAAGTGTGGATGTGGTTACTGTTGCTGTATCAAGCAACCTTACACTTGCTTGCCATAATGTATAACCAACACTAGGTGATGTTGTTGGGCTTAATGTCCATCCACTTGGTGTTGGTGTAAATGTCCCTGATGCCCATGTATATGTTGCCGTGCCAGTTGGGGCGGCTGGAATTGTTAATGCCCATTGAAAAACTGCGGCAATGGCAGTTTGTGTTGCATTTGCACCATTTGCACCATTTGCACCATTTGTTCCAGCAACCCCATTTTGAGAAATATTGCTAATTGAAAATCCACTTGCCCAATTAACTGATGAAGTTACCGCTGTAGTTACCTCAACCACGGCAATTGCCGCTTGCCATAAAGCAATGCCAGCCGTTGCAGGATTTGCAGGAATAGATGTTGTCCAACTATTTCCACCCGTATAACTGCTATTGGATAATGATGCCCATGTAAATGTTGAATAACCTGTTGGGTTACTTGGTGTTGTAGTTGCCCATTGATATAAATAAGCAATGCCATTTTTGTTCGCGTTTGCGCCAGCAGTCCCCGTTGCCCCTTTAACCGCATAAACTAATTGCAATGTGGCATTTGCGCCTTGCGTAATAGCACCTGTTGAACCTTTATATCTAACAGGTACAACAATGGTTGCTGGGTTGGTTGACATTGCTGTTGGTGTTGGAAATAACGCATAAAAACCACCATCACTTGGATTGCCAATAGTAATCCCTGATTTAACAATGTCCCCATAACCTGTGGTTGAACTGCCACCAATACGCCATGTGTTATTTACAAATGATGAATCAGTATCAGTTTGTGCGCCAACAAAATCAATTGAACCACCAGCGGCATTGCCATAAAGCGTTGGAATAATTCCTGTCAATGTTGCCGTTGTTCCATCATAAGGAACAGATAAATTTTGAGGGCTAAATTGCGAAATAAATGTGCCTGCCACCGCTGATGTTGATGGATTAGGTGACCAAACATAACTAGATGATTGTGCGCTTAATGCTGAATTTCCTGAATTATTGCCAACTAAAAATGCAAAATAATAAGTATCAGTTGGAAGCCCAATGTGTGGAAATTTTAATGTTGTTCCATTAGTAAATGGGCTTGAATTAGAAGCCGTTAAAACACCCCATAAAACCCAATCAGTTGTTGATGGTGATGCCACATTAGTATAAAACAATGTAACGCTTAAAATTTGTCCAACAGATGGCAAAACACAATTAACAGAAAAACTTGGAACAGCGGCATTAGGTTGTTGGTCTGTAACAGTTGGGGCGGCTAATGCCCCAAAATAACCCAAGAATGGAATGCTACTATTAGGGGCTGGTTGATATTGTGTAATGCTTGAAACATCATAAACTGTTGGATTGTATTCAATCATTTGAAATGATGCGCCTAAACTTCCATCAGGCAATGATGCTTCATTAACTTGCATCACTCTAAATAATTTGCTTGACCAGCCATAAGCCGTGTTTGTAACTGTAACAACATCACCAGCATTAACTTGAATGCCTTGATAATTTGATGCAAAAGAAACAAGCAAATCTTCACGCGCTTGCTTTAATATTTTATTGGCTAAATATTGAACAGTTACATTATTGTTTACTAAATTAAAATCAATGGTTTGTTTATTAACTGGTTCATTGGCATATAAAAGCCCTGATGAAGTTTGCAATGCAACAAAATCTGAAATATCTTTATTTAATCCATTAGGATAACGCGCTTCAATTTGATTTACGGATTGATTAATGTCAGTTAATCCAACTGTTATTTCACCAATAATATTATTATCATTAAAACTAAATGATGAAGTTGATGCTTGATTGATAACAATACTCCATTGCCCTTGAGCCGCGTTGTATGCCATCCATGAATCAGCCGCAATTAATATTTTATCAATGTTATCTAATACATTTGTTGCCGTGTCTAATACACCATTAATTCTATAACGGGGCATTGTAGAAGCCACGCCAACATTATTAGTATATGGAATTGTTGTATCACCATAAGTGTTTAATGCTGTGGCTGATGTTGTATCAATAAGATTTGATGGAACAGCACCGCCATAATTTGTGTTTGATAAATAATCAACCCAAACATCACCAGCTTTTGCACATCCTTGACTATTTAAATAATGACTGCATCTAAATGTAATAGGTTGCAATCCTGTAATGCCAGCCTGTTGATTGTAATGAAGTTTAACAATAGCAAACGCCAAACCATTCATTTGACGATTAGTTGAAGCCCAAGCCAATGCAGATGGAACAGTTGATTGGTCGCTTGCACTATATGCCATTACTTGATAAGGTTGCAAAGCCCCATTTAATGGTGTAATTGTTCCGCTTGCGCTTGAAGTAAATAACCAAATGTTAAAATTGCCAGCAATGCTTGTATCAACATTTCCTGACCCATCGGTTAAAGAAGCAACGCTTGTCCCCGAAAATGCAATTTTTCTGTCCCCATAATAAAAATTAGTTGTATCAAAACTAAATTGTCCATTAGGTGAAATACTGGAAATTGCCAAAACATACCACATATATTTTTGGTCTTGCGATAAAGCGGCATCAACAAATGTGCCACCTAAATAAGCATCACCATAAACAATTGGCAAACTGTTTGTAGTTGATGGCGGAATTTGTTGTCTAACGCCTTGGTCGGGCAATGATTGATTTGTGCCGCTTGGGATTTTAGGTGAAAATAATCTTGTAAAAACTGCCGAAACAGCAAATGTAATAACCATGTTTGCGGCAATTGTCGCAAGGGCAGTTGACATTCCCACAAATTCAAAAGCAACGATTAATGCGGCTGGCATTTTTATTCCTTAAAGTAATTCATATCTAATAATTTAAACCCGCGCTTTTCATAGTTTAAATCAGGCGATGTTGCCATTTTTGTAACCATTACCAATTGCACACGATTTTCTTTTAGCATTTTATCCGCTTCATCATTAAATGCTTTCCAAAGCCTTCCACCTAATATCCAATTGCGATGTTCGGGCTTAATCCACCAAGCCAATTCATGCAATTCCAATACTTTTTGACACCAAATATTGGGCGTTATTATTGCCGCAATCATTCCATTTAATTCTTCATCAACTAATATAAACCCACGCCCTGCTATAATGCTATTTAATAAATTAGCAATATAATTATCATCGTGATGTTCAGCATTATTTAAAATTTTAACTGGTGATTCTGCGGCATAGTGTCGCATAAATTCAGCCAAAATTGGGATATCAAATTTATTTGCTTTTCTTATCAACCTAAACTTCCTGCGGAATAATTTGCTGGGGCTGTTGGGGTTGGTTGTCCGCCACCAGTTGGGGCTTTACCAAAATCAAAATATTGCGCTGTAATAACTGCAACACGATTCATGGATGTGTCATTAGGATGTTTATTTTGCCACAATGTTGATGTTGTTTTTTCGCCTGATATTCTATTTTGCAAAACAACTTTAAATGAAGCGCAAGAAATTGAAACAGTTGCAATTCTGCGCCTTAATTGGTCATCAAAAGTTTCTTGAATGTTAATGTTATTAACAATTCCTTGATAGCGTTTAAAAAATTGTAAAACTCCACCAATAGTTAAAATTTGATTATTACTATCAAAAAAACCACGCCAAACTTCTACAACGCTACCCTTAATATTGTTTTGCAATACAAGACCAACATTTATGCCATCAACGCCAGCCAATGAAATAGTTAAATCTCTGCTAGTTGATTTAACATCTTGCGTCACATTGCTAATTGATAATAATGAACCAAGCCCTGTATAGGTTACGCCAGCAACAGTTATTGGTGATGCCGCTGAACAAAATGTATAAGTGCCAGTTGTCATTGTTAATCTGATAAATTCAGAAAATTTTATTGCTGGATTATTATTAATTGCCGCTATTGTTGTTGCCATTAGAATTGTCCCAATGCTTCACGAAAAACAAAATCACCATCCCATTGAATAAATGCACCATTTGTCATTGGTGTTAAAGTATATGTTGGATATGATTCCATAATCATGTTAAACATAATGTTTATTCCAACACCATCAAGATAATTATTAACAGTAATATATGTATTGACAATTGGGCGATGAACATTAACTGATATTGTTGTTCCTGACCCTCTTAAAACATCAGCAGTAACATTATAAACATATCCACCAAATTGAATAAAATCGCCAGTTTTAAAAGCCAAAGTAGTTGATGCAACTGTGGGTAAATTTTGCAAAATAATTGTTTGTGAATTTGCCGCTGGAATTGATGCCACTTTTAAATTTGATGGATTTAAAAATTGTCCTTGATATGCAACATACCATTTTAAATTGTTTGTTTGAAATTGAATTGTATCAATCAAACTTCTATCACAAAGCCTTAAATCTGAAAGAATTTGTCTTGCTTGTGGATAATATAAAAAATTGTGTGGTTTAACTGTAAAAACATAAGGCACGCCAGTTAAATATTCAGAAACAGTTACCTGTCCTGAACGGCTAACTTGTTGTCCAACAGTCCGATGGTCATTAACACCAATTGATTGGCTAATTTCAAAAATATCTTGGAAACTCATGTTCTGCCACCTGTCGTTGCCATTGATTTATTGGCATAAGCATTTGCCGCCCAAACTGC